AAAGCAAGACGAGCAGAGGTTATTTCATACCTTGATTTAATAGCTAAAAATGAAAATCTATCAAATACAGACTATGTTGTTTGTAAAAATGGACTATTAAACATAAATACACTAGAATTAGAAGAATTTACGCCAAATTACATCTCAAAGAACAAAATCGCGGTTTCTTATAATCCAGCAGCACAATCAGACGTATTAGATCATACTTTAGACAAAATTGCGTGTTTTAAACCTAAGCTAAGACGCATAATCGAAGAAATGGTCGGATATTGCTTATTACGTAGGAACGAACTAGGAAAATCATTCATACTAACAGGTGTCGGTTCTAATGGTAAAAGTACAATATTAGACGTTTTAAAAGCACTAATTGGAGATGACAATATTTCATCATTAGGTATGAACGAACTAGGCGTCAGATTTAAGACTGCGGAGCTTTACGGGAAAATGGTTAATATAGGGGACGATATTTCAAATTCATATATAGACGATAACTCAATATTCAAGAAATTAGTTACAGGGGAAGCAGTCAATGTTGAACGTAAAGGATCTGATCCGTTCGACTTCAAAAATACATCAAAATTAATATTTTCAGCAAATGAAGTCCCAAGAATCAACGATACCAGTAACGGACTAATGAGAAGATTGGTGATTATACCATTTAACGCAGAATTTAAGTCTACTGACGAGGACTTCGACCCATTTATCAAAGATAAGCTATTAACAACAGAGAGTTTACAACATTTATTAAACATTGGACTAGAAGGGTTAAAAAGAGTGCTTAAACGTAATGATTTTGAAACAGTAGAGGAAGTAAAAGCAGAATTACGAGAATACGAAAAAGAGAACAATCCTATTCTCGAATTTATGGAAGATTTCAAGATAGAGAACGAACCTTCTACTGAATTATATAAACGCTATGTTATATGGTGTTCAGAAGGTGGATTGAAACCACTAGGAAGAACAGTATTCACAAGGAACATTAAAAAGCAAGGTTACGAAGTCAAGGTTGTTAAAATTGACGGTAAATGTACGAGAATATTTAAAAGTGTAACCGCCACACTCAAGCAGTAGCAACAATTACAGCGGTTTTTAATTCATAAAGTTACACTTGGTTACACTTCTAATTTCAAAAGTGTAACCGCTACAACGCAGTAATATCAACGGTTATAGCGATTGGTTACACTTGTTACACTTTTCCCCTATACTTCTAATATTTTTATAAATAA